ATTCTCCTAAAGAATTTGTGTTACTAATGTTATTGATATACTCTCGTAATATTTCTTTTTGGTTATTATCTAAAGCAGAATATTTTTTATTTAAACCTTCAACTAACAATTTATAGGAAAGCAATCTAATATCTTCATTTTGTTGTTGATAAAACTTAATAAGTTGTTCAGATTCGTTAATGGTAGTTTTAGTATCAGCAATGTTTTCTACTATACAACTTTTTGCTCGGAAAATTTCATGAACATCAAATTTAACATCTTTAGAAGCGGAATTTTCAAAAATTTTATATACAGAGGCTAATATTTTATAATTTTTTATACTGGCTTTAAGAAATTGATCGATAGGATATAACTCCTTCATTTCTTTAATTAAATTATATTTTTCTTCAGCTAGTTTATTGTTATGTAGTTTTTTTCGTTGTTCAACGATTACTGATAAAAATCTTTCGGCATGAGTTTCATCTTTTACTTTTTCATTTAACAAAAAGTTATAAAGTCTCCATTCTTTGCCTAATTCGGTGTTTTCTTTAAAATATTTGAAGAGAAGGTCTTTAGCATCTGATTTCTCTTTGCCAGCTAATATATCGGCGGTGATTTGTTTAGTTAATAATTCAAACAAAATGCCTGTGTTTCTAAATTTACTATGACGTAATTTTTTTTGACCCATAAAATCAATCTTTCAATATAGATTTAATAATTGTTATACACATTATCTTATAATATTCAGGAGAATCTATTATGCATCCTGTTTTATTCATGTTTTTTACTCTTCAACTTAATTTATAAATATTTATAGATTTCCTCAGAATATAGAAATAATTACTTAATTATACTAATATTATAAAATATTTGTCTCATCCAGTATAGATTTTTTGCTAGATTCTGTTACTAACGACTTTTTTTCAGTTTTACTAGAAGATAAAAACGTGTCTAGTTTTGTTATTATGTCTTTAAATTCCAAGTGTAATGAAGATTCTTTATCAATTTTGGATGTTAATCTTCTACTAACATCAACAGATCGGTTATTTTCTAAATTTCCTAAAGGATCTTCACCAAAAGGATAATCCGAAGCGTTTTTTTCGCCTGCTTGAGAAGGTCGAACATAATCATCTGCCGGTTCTCCGTGTTTCTCGACTACAACCGATTCTTTAACCGGTTCTTCGCCTCCAACCGGTGGACCACCTTCAGGACCACCTTCTGGTCCACCCTCTGGACCTCCCAAATCAGGACCTTCTCCGCCACCTAATCCACCCCCTCCGCCACCGCCACCTCCTAAACCACCTTCAGGACCACCTTCTGGTCCGCCTTGTTCACCGCCTTGAGGATTTATTTTCTTAAATGGTTTAGCTGGATCATTACCGTCATTAGTAATTTGTTTCATTCTCCACAATTGTTTACAATCTTCAATGATATCTTGTTGATTGTTCTCAATATCATCATCCGACATTCTAAAGATTTTTTTATAAACAAACTTTCTTGAAAAGAATGGACCTGAACTATCTGACATTTCCCACATTGTTTTGGCGTTATCCATTTTAGCTGCCCATATTTCCATTTTTTCTTTTTCAAAAATGGTAGAGGGATTAGTCAAACCAATCGTAAAATCTACAATAGAAGCATCTCTATAACCTTGTGCATAAAGGTGAATTTGTGCAATCTTATTAAGTTCAGAGATAACCATTTTTTGAACACGGGAAATAGTTCTAGCAAATCTGACATCTTCCGCAGCTAAAGTAGCTTTTCCAGATGTATTTTCATCATAAGCTAAAAATGGTTTTGGAACTTTAAAAGCCGCCATCATTTTGTTTCTAACATACTCCAAATCGTCAATTCCAGTAAATTCCATTCCTGGTAAAGTATCTATAGACGTTCCTGAATCTGCTCCTCGGGTTGGAAGGAAAATATCTTCCACCATGTTCATTAAATTAAATCTTAGGTTATAATCACCAGTTCTTTCATCAATATATGGAACTTTTTTCATTTTAGATATAATTTGTTCCATAAAATTATCAACTTCATTTGGAGGAATATTACCAATATCTATTTTAAATATTCTTTTTTCTGGAGCTCTCATAATACGATGAATTAACATAGCATCTTCGAGCAATGAAAGTTGTTTCCATACACGTCTTCCTGATTCGATTATACTTTTACCATATGGTAAAAAGTTTGAATCTGATAACAATCTAAAATGAGCTACTTGGAACGATTCTAAAATTTCAGCTTGAGAAGTATCAACAGGTCTAACTTGAAATTTAACATAATTTTTGTTTAAAGGATCGGAATTCTCAATTCTTTCAACATTATAAGCGGACATTGGTTCAACCAAATATACTCCATATTCAGGACTTATATTTAATTTAAGGTAAAAATCACCATATTTACACATATTTCTAATCCAAGACCATAAATTAAACTCTACGTTTAAAATATCATAAAAAAGGTTGTGTAAAATTTCTTTGATGTTATTGTTTTTAGAATCAATAGTTAACATCTCACCCATTTCATTTTCAGTTAGACATTCATCTGCGTAAATATCTAATACTGAAGATACTATGGGGTCCATATCCATTACATCATAATCTCGAAATAAATCTAATCTTGCTGCTTGATAGGATAAAGCGAAGTCTCTGGAATAAGCATTTACAGCAGATGATCGGACTCTATTCCATCTATCTCTAAACGAATTTCTATCTGTTGCATATTGGATTTCATCAGTATCTTTGATTTTTAATTTTTTTCCACCCACGTTTCTTACAATAACGTCAGTAGAAAACAGTCGTTTTAACCTAGCGTAAAGCGATTGCTGTTTGACATGTATTACATCATCAACTGATATTTGCGATAAATTATTATCTGGCATAATGTTAAATTTTCTGTATATAAATATAGTAAAAAACTATTAGAGTAACCATTTAAGATTTTCTAATTTACCTTCCCTACCTAATTTCATATTCCAATATTCTTGAGCAGGATTACTAATTCTACCGTTATAAATAGGAACTGACCCGGTAAATTGAATTCTTTCAATTTTACCAAACATGGCACGGTGATAAGCATTCGATTCAGATCGTAATCTTAAAGCTGTATCTCTTACCCACAACCCAATACCAAGTGACATTACTAAATCGTCATTATAACCATCCATGGCTACAGCTTTACCTTTATCCCAAATAAATGTTTCTAATTCTCCTAATGTTCTTGTTGAAAATATATTTACAGATTTATCTCTAAAATATTGTTCTAATCTTGATATAATCAAAGGTCTGGTTCTTAATGTCGTAGAAAATCCAGGAACCATTTTCTTTTCTTCTGAATAATATTTTGTAATTAACTGTCGTTGTACCTCAATATATTTAAGATCAGTAGTACTATAAAATGTATTTGGATATCCACTATCAACAATTGTTTGAATCGTTCCAAATCCTACTCCTGTATTTTCAACAATTAATAAAGCATTATTATACGTTGTAGCTATATTGACTAATTGATGACCGAATGATACTAAATCAATTTGACCTTTATATTCAACACATTGGTTTAATGTTTCCGCATCTAATACATGATATGCGGAAAAATCTGTTGAATCTCCTCTAGCTACGTCCGCACAAACCAAATATGTTCTGGAATAATCAGGATATTCAAAAATCCATTCAGATTTATCAATACCTCTACATTCAACAGGATTACGTTGTAAAGTTTCTTTATAATATTCAACTATAGCTAAATCAACTACTGTAGCTCCAGACGTTAAAAACGAACAATCACATTCTTGAGCTGCTTCTTTAGGAGATTTAGCTACTTCCGTTTGTTTATCTCTCCATATTTGGTCACGTTCTGGATGAAGATGCCAAGGTAAGGAAATAAAATTAAAGTTATTCTTTTGAGATTCGGCATCTTTCCACATTCTATGAAAAAAGTTACCAACTCCGTTTGGTGTTGATAAAATAATTGCTCTTCCACCAGTAGATAGTGTTGGATATGCTGCAGTCCATATTTCATCAATTTTATCTATAAAAGCAGCTTCATCTATAATAAGCAACGAAAGTGCAAACGATCTACCTGCATCGGATGCAGATGAAACGGCTAAAATACGAGATCCATTACTTAATTTTAATGAAAGTTTATTATTATCTAAAGCTTTTCTTTTTAACCAAGAAGGAAGATTATCATTTGCAAATCTAACTTTTGAGACTATTTCTTTTGCAACTTCTTGAGTTTTAGAAATAACAAGAATGTTTTTATCTTCTTGAAACAACATCATCCATAGTGAATATGCAGCCACTAAAGTTGATATCCCCATTTGTCTGGATTTCAAAACAATATTAAAATCATGTTGATGAAAATCTGTTAAAGTTTTTTCTTGAAAAGGAAATAAATTAAAAGATATGGTACCTCTTATAGGGTGTTGGATTTTAACATATTTTTTCATGAAATATACTGGATCTCCAGCACATTTCGTATACTCAGACTTAATTATATCTTTAAGACTTTGTGGTTTGTTTTGATTTACGCTCATATAATTCTGTTTCTAATAATTGAATAGACTGATCACAAAGAATTAACGATTTTTTAATTTCATCCATATCTTTATTAGCATTTTCTATAAAAGATTCTCTTGAAATATCGGTCCAAGTTTCAATAGAACCATCTTCATTGGTATATTCAATTTTATTTGATTTATTTTGTAACCAATTGAGACTTTCTTGAATTTTTTGTTCTAAATCTTTTAAAAAGCTTTTTTGATTATTTATTATTTTTATTTTTTCATAAATATCAAAGGTTCCTTCTATACGCATTTGATGTTCTTCTTCAACAATACAATCATAACATTTTCCTGTTTTATTAAACATTTTTGTATCATTTGGATCATTTGACCAGAAAATATCTTTTTTACAACAAGAACAAATTTGTCTCGTAGATTCTCTTGTATCATATAATTTTTTACTTATCCGACTAGCACCTTTTTGAATCCAAGTTACTCCATCTTTATCGGTCCATATATCTCCATCTTTATGTTTTTTTTCAGGAGGAGGTTCATATCCAACTTGAGTAAACGGTCTATTTCCAGATACATAATCTTTAATAATATCTACATTTGATTTTCCAGATGCTTTTTTCATAACGTTTTAATTTTAATATACATACAATTTTATAGTTTAAAATATATTTTTTAATTTTTAAGAAGTTATCATCCCTTCTTTAGCAGATCCACCTCCAGGTGAAGATTCGGGTTTTAACACTGAAACATTTCTACCTTCAACACTAGGTATCAATCTATATGTTATAGGATCTTGTAAAGGAGATCCATCAATATTTCCTGGCTTTTCATATAAAGATATATTAACGGTTTCAGTTCCAGTATGATCTATACTTTTTATATTAGTCCAATGAACTTTTTTAGTTGCATAATCCCAAGATAACAATCTGTCATATAAATAAGGACTTTCAATAATTCCGTCTAATTGCAATGTTCCACCAACTTGAAGAGATCCTGTTATATATGCATTTTCACCTACCCATAAACTTTTAGAAATTTGTAAACTGCCAGATAAAAATGTGGTTTTATTAGGATCTTTTAATCCAGGAATAAATAAATTCAAAGAAGACCCAGATGGATCAAATGTAGTAATAGTTCTTAAATCCGAATATACTAAATTAGAGTTAATATCAAATAATTCGGATT